GAGGTCTTGTAAAAGGTGATGCTACTCAAGCCATAGATGGTTTAGGTCAACTAGCTGCTCAAGGAACTTTAGGTAAACTTCCAACAGAAGCTTTAGGTATGATTATGAATCTAGTTAAAGAAACAAAACCCTACTTATGGAGACAAGCCATCCAACAGTATGGTCCTATAGATACTAAGAATGAAGAACAATTACACATTCTATTAAAAGACTTGTTATTGAATATGGATAATGAAGATGAGCCAATAATCAAAGATCCTTTGGATATTGGGTCTTACCAAGGTAATCTTGAACAAGAACCATTTATCCCAGATATTATTAAACCATCTAAACCAAGTCTTAATAATAAAGCTTATGTTACTAAAGATTATATTAAGAGTGTTAAGAAACCAGATATACTACCTCCGTATACAAATACTCAACAAACTAACAAGGTACAAAGAATACCTCAGAATATAATCAATAGTTTCTATAATCAAAGAGGAGTATCTCCATTATTGGTAGAACAGTTGTATAGACTGAATCAACAATAACAAATAGTTGGAGCTATGGATATAGTACTTAGGGGTATCCTAAAGGGTATCCCTAAGATTTAAATATTATGTATTGATTACTATAGTACCCAAATGGAATATTTAGGTATTTTCACTAGTCCCATCCCGGTCGATTTCGATATAAATTGAATAATACAATCCCCCCTCGGTATCCCCAGATACCGTTAGGGGGGTACTTTATTCTCCTATAGCTCAGTCGGTAGAGCAGAGAGCTGTTAACTCTCGGGTCGTTGGTTCAAGTCCATCTGGGAGAGCTGAGGAAATCGACTTAGGGGTCGCGGATTTACAAGGGGGTATTTGATAGTTGCGGACCGCCGCTACCCCCCGCCACCCCCCACCGGGGGCCGTATGCCACCATTTGACCCCATCGCCAGCCAAAGTACCCCAAAGCCTGCGGAAAGTTGCTGTCCCGTGGGCTACCCATGCTGGTATCGGAAGGAAGCATTCACGGGAAGCCTGTACGCTTCCCTGCTCCTTTCCATCAAATCCTCCTTGAAAGGCAGGAATCACTATGCGTTTGAAGAATGCGAAGGTTGTTTCCAACCCGTCCGCCACCGTCATGGGCGATCTGCTGGCCCAAATCCAGCACCTCACGGCGGCTGTGGCGGCGTTGCAGGCGGCTCCGGTGGCCCCGAAGGGGCCGAAGGCGACCCCGAAGGGCCGCAAGGCGAAGCCGAAGGCTTCGACCCCGGAGTGGATCAAGGATTTCGCCGCCAAGAAGGCGGCTCGGAGGCGTTTGGCGGCAGAGATGCGGGCGAAGGGCATCGAGATCACGGAGGCGTCTTGGAAGGCCGCAAAGGCCGCTAACGGCATCGCCTGACCGTTAGGCCACAACTCGCGGCAATGGAGTCTCCACCCTACGGGGTGGAACTCTCCCTTTCCGCGTGGACAGGGTATTTCACTTACTCTTGCAGGAGAACGCCACTATGGAAACCTTGATTGGATTGTGCCTTGTGCTGCTCGGAATCGCTCTCGCAGCCTTCTTTGGCCTTATGAAGGCAATGGGGTGTACTCATTGCCTCAAGGAAGCCGGAGTCAAGACCCCTTCGGGGGATGGCGACCCTAGGCTTTGGGCTTGCGTTGTCGATGAGTCTGACAGGTATGCAAATCACCCTGATCAATGGGTTGAGGTGGTTTATCTTCCCGAATCAGGAAAGCGCAAGGCAACTCGTATCTATGTTTACAACATGGATTTAGATGATGAAGGTATTCAAACCTATGCGTTTACTAAACCGAATCGCTAACAAGATCTTGGAGTCTCCCTCCTACGGGAGGGAACTCTCCTCGACCGTTGTGGTTGAGATTCGCACCTAGGAGAACTTGCAATGGCAAAGAAGCAGAAGGTAATCCTCCCCGAGTTTGTTTCGATTACGATTCAACTCGTTCCCAACAATCCCATGACCACCGAGGAAATCGACAAGGTTGTGGATGACATTGAGGATGCCATCAAGATCAACGGCGTAAAGGCATACCACCCCAAGGTTGACGCAATCCTTGTTTCCTGCCTTACTCCGTTGGACTAACGGTAATGGAGTCTCTTTCCTACGGGAAGGAACTCTCCTTTACCGTGTGGTAAGGAACGGGCAAAGATTGGCTAGTCTTTGCCTGTTTATTTCTCGCCTAGCCGGAGACTTGCAATGGTTATGATTTCTATCTATCGTCGCCCCGTGTTTATTGTCCTTATGAAGGACGAAACAAGCACTCCTGTTTACAAGGAGCAGTTCGACTCTCTTGCAGATGCAAGGGATGAGTGCGACAAGATTTCTTGGGACTACCCGCGTTCCCAAGTAATCCTGATGCGTAAGGAAGGGGATGCTGTTCAGGTTCTTTACACAAGGAATCCCCTTACCAAGGCGTGACTAGGCGTATATGCGTATATGTATATGCGTATGCATACAAAGGGCTGATTATCCCAATAGATCGGGATGATGCCCACCCAACTACGCGCATATATGCATATGAATGGGCTAATTATCCCAATAGATCAACCGCCACACCCATAGAAATATGCGTGTGGTGATTTCCCTGCCAGCGTAGGCAGATGGAACTTACCACCGTAGGTAAGTCACTAGATACCCACACAGAAAGTGAGGTTACTTGTATGAAGATTTCGCTCAAGCAGTTGGCTTCGGCCTGCACCGTTGCGTCCAAGGCTCATCCGGAGATTGCTCTGGGTAAGTCGCAGAACCTGCGGATCAACCCTTCGTTCGGCTCGACCACCGAGGAGTTGATCTCTGGCGCAATCGACGGCAACACCATCGCACAGGCTGAACTCGCTCGTCGTGCAGCGAAGAAGAACATGACCATTGAGGCTTTCCTCAAGGGCAAGGCTTCTTCGCAGGCTCGTCGTGAGGCCAAGCAGCAGGAGAAGGCTACGCCTATCGCTGCTGCTCCGGCTCCGGTTCAGCAGGAGAATGTGGTGTCGCTTCAGTCGATGCAGTCCGAGTTGCAGAGGATGATGTCTCTCATCGCCAGCATGGCAGAGAAGAAGCAGGAAACCCCTGCTGCTGTGGCTCCTGCTGCTGCTGCTCCTGCTCCGGTGATTGACAAGGTTCTCAAGACCAACTGCATCAAGGCCGCAATGGCTGCGATCAAGTCGGAGGATCGTGCGGCTCTCAAGGCCGAACTCATCAACCTCGGCGTGATCGACGGCTCCAGCAAGATGCGGTTCAGCAAGATGGTTGACCTGTTCAACGAGAACTTTCAGGTGAAGGTGAGCAAGCACAACGCTCCCGCCTCCACCCCGAAGGTGATCGCTTCGGCCAACCTGTCGGTCGGTAACATTCAGTTCACGGACTGATACAAACCGTGACTACACCCCAACACAGGAGAAATCTTGTGTTGGGCTTTCAAAGCCGTCACCGTAGGCGGTATCGCAACTCCTACAGAAAGGAGATTCACTTGATCCGATGCAAGATGGAGTCGATTGCTATGGGAGTGCTTCACGATATTAGTGAGATCGTGCAAGCATTCTCGGAGGCAGTTGACGGCGTGTTGAACAAGGTTCAACGCCAACCCCAATGGCTGCAAGAAATCCAGCAGCACCAGACCGAAGCCTGCAAGGCTTTGATCGAAGGCATTGTGCGTAACTGCTCAATGAACGGTGTTGTTGAAGTTCATGCTCCAATCAACGCTATTGCGAGTGCTTTGAAGCGTGTCGGTATGGGCAATGATTCAAGGCATCGCGTAGTGATTGCTTGGAACCTGTTGCATATTGCACAGGCAGCGGGGTGGGTTGTCATCCATCAAAGCAATACCTCAACCATCGTTCGCATCACGCAGTCGTTTGCGTATGCAATGTATGGTAAGTGGTTTGCTTTGGCGGGAACTGCTTGTCCTCCGATGTTGGACAAGCCTGTTCAGCACACCCTCAAGCGTCGTGGTGGTTACAAGACTCGTGCTTTCCGCAAGGGTATTGTTCGTGGTAAGTGGTCGCAAGTTTCTTCAACTGCGATTGCTGCCGCCAATGCCATGCAGAATACGCCGTGGGTTATCAACAAGCGTGTGCTTGCTGTCGCCAACACCGTGTTCGCTGACCGAATCGACCCTGATGTGAATGGTCGTGAGCGTCAGTTGTGGAATCACAATGCGTTGCTTGATCTGTCCAATCAGATTGGCAATCGCAGGTTCTATAACCCCACCTACTTCGAGGGTTCAGGTCGCATCTTCTATTCGTGCGATCTGCTGTCTCCACAAGCAAACGACCTCACGCGAGGCTTGCTTCTGCTTGGTCGCAGGCAGAGGCTCAACAAGCATGGATGGTATTGGCTTGCGGTTCATGTCGCCAACTGCTTTAGCGGTGTCGGCAAGGCTCGCAAGTTGGATAAGTTGCCATTCAATGAGCGTGTTGCTTGGGTTCGTAAGAACTCCAATGTGCTGCTTGCTATTGCCAATGATCCGCATACGCATCGTGCGTTGTGGTGGAATGGCATCGGCAAGAAAGCACAGACATTCCAAGCGTTGGCTGCGGCTATTGCTTGGGATGAAGCCTTGCGTACAGGCTATACGCAACAGCCTGTGATGCTCGATCAGACTTGCAGCAACTACGGTCATGCAGCAGCAATGCTTCGTGATTCGCACCTCGCAAGCCTGACGAACATGGCTCCGTCGAAATCCTTTAGCGATTTCCACTCGTCAGTATTGACTAACTTCAAGCGAGTCGCAAGTGAAACTTACGACAGCGATGTGGTTGGTTCGCTGACAAGAAACGATGTCAAGTCACCAAGCATGGTGCTTGGCTACGGTGGAACCGTCAAGGGAATCGCAGGAACCATGATGGGTCGCAAGACTTGGGCAAAGGTAGATGACAAGTGGAAGCGTGTTGCCGAACCCGGTACGCTTCCCGCTCGTTTGTCCAACAACCCATCAGAGCACTACAAGATTGCGTTCAACATGGCAACGCTTGCACGGGAAGCAGTTGTTGAGACTGCTCCTGCTGCGTTTGCTGTGACAAATGCAATCCGTAAGTGCATCAAAGTTCACCGTGAACATGGCGGTGATCGCTTTGGTTGGGTCAGCCCAAGTGGTTTCCATGTCAGTCTCAAGTCCACAAAGAAAGTGGAGGACAAGATCGTTGCCGCACAGTTCCTTGGCGGCGCACAGGTGAAGTGGCATTTCTTCACCGACGAAATGAATTGGCGTAAGATGAACACCGCCACTTCGCCTCGTTTCACTCACTCGTTTGACGCAGCAACTCTGCATATCTGCTTTGCCAACTGTGAGTTTGATGTGGTTGGTGTGCATGATTGCATTGGCTGCTTGCCCAATCACATGACTAGGTTGTACCGATTCTTCCGTGAATCGCTCGTTGCGATTTACGAAAGCAATCCATTCAAGAACTTCTGCAACAACTACGGTGTTGAGATTGAGCAGGGTGACTTGGATGTGTCAGGTGTGTCACGATCCTTCATGCTTTCCTGAAAGGAAACAAATGAACGAGTCACGAAGCCGCACATTCCAGATGTGCAAGGAGTTTGCTGATGAGATGAGGCTGGTGCTTCCATCTCTGATGAAGCGTGAGGATTTGGAAACCAAGTTCTCCAAGTTGTCTCTGCACCTTGCGTGTTGCTCACGCTTGGCACAGCAAACGGAAGAACTTGCGGCATCAATGAGCAAGAACATCGAACTTCACAAGAAGTTGGCCGAAGTCAAGAGTGATTTGATTGGGGCAAAGAATGACATCATTCAAGACCTCAATGATCAACTTACTTTCATCAAGTTGCAACTTGAAGACACAATCAAGAGGCTGAACGAGGATCGGTGGTATACGGAGCAAGCAAAGACTCTTGAGAAGATGGGTCACTTGCGAAATCCTGACAAGGCTTTGACTTGTGGGGATTGGGCTGATGCTTGCAGCCTTGATGCCGCAATCGAATCCCTTCGAGGAGAACAGCGATGAATGATTTGAACTGGCTAACTTATGTATGCAAGAACAGTCTTCCAATGACTGAAGAAGAGAGACAGAATGCATACTACGCTCTTACGGCTAACCCAAACAAAGAACTGAATGAACTTCGTGATCGTGTTTCCTTGTTGGAAGCACAACTTCGGGGTTATCGTGATGAACTTCGCGATAAGAATGTTGAGATCAGGGTTCTTCGCAGCCTTCTCAAGTAAGGAAATCAAATGTTCAATCTGCACACACAATCACATTGTAATGGATTCACCATGACATTTGAGAATGGATACACAGTATCCGTTGCATGGGGATGGGGAAACTATTGCGATAACAAGAACAAGCGTCCTGTTACTTATGGAGCAAGCAACTGTTTGCCCCCTCTTTCTAGCACCGAGTTCTATGAGTGCAAGACTGCGGAGGTTGCTGTCTGGAATCGGGATGGTACATTCCTAACACCCGATGGCAAACTTGGTGGTGATGTTCTTTCATATAGAACACCCGAAGAAGTTGCGTCGTTTCTTTCTGAAGTTGCGTCTTGGAAATCAAACAAGGAGTTCAACAATGAACCAACAAATCAAGGCACGATGGGTTGAGGCTTTGCGTTCGGGTAAGTACGGACAAACAACGAGTCACCTTTCTGATAAGGAAGGGTTCTGTTGTTTAGGTGTTCTTTGTGATTTGTATATTCAAGATCACCCAACCACAAGTGAATGGAGGCAGTACGAAGAGGACTCTCCATTCAATGTCTTTGCTTGTAACATCAACACAGACAACAGACAGTCCAATCACGAAGTTCTTCCTTATGAAGTCGCAAAGTGGGCAGGCTTTGACAAGGAAGAAACTTACCCAACAGCAATCAAGGTGACTACGGGAGATACGATCAACTGTGATGTTGTTGTTCGTAGTGCTGATCTTTGTGACGATCTTCCTATTGTTTCCGGTCGTAGTGAACTGCAAGACAAGAAACAAGTCAGTCTTGCAGAACTCAATGACGAATATCACTTTTCGTTTGTTGCTCTTGCAGACATCATCGAAAAGCAACTCTGATCCTTCGGAGGGCGGTACTCTCCCGCGTTCTCATGGTAGAAATATCATGGGAATGTTTAGGCATTTCGCGTGGTAGCCTATTGAATGACCACATATGTTGTATAGCAACTACACCTATACAAAGGAGACACATGTAGAGTTCTAGGTATACACGCTGTCTATAACCTAGGTAGGCAAGTGGTTCGCCACGGGATTCTCTTTCGAGAGAATCCCCTACGATACACTTGTTCTGTTCTTTTCTAAAGGAGATTGACAATGGAAACTAGTGCACCTAATATGGACAGGGATTGGTGGGTTGTCTATCGTACTCTTGACAATCCCAAGTGGAGAGTTCTTTCATACCACGATACAAAGTATGATGCTAATCGTGCTGCTATGAATAACTTTCATGGACTTTCAGGTTGTGATGTTGTGTCGTGTCATCGTGATGATCTTTCCTTTTACCTTGGAGACAATGCAAATGCCTAACTGGTGTAACAATACTGTTCTTCTTACTCACGCTGATCCTGCAAAGATTCAGGCACTCAAGGATGCTCTTTCAAAGGATATCTTCTTCGATCATATCCTTCCACTTGGTGAGTGGGATTATGACAAAGCAATCAAGACTTGGGGAACCAAGTGGGAAGCATCTAATCTTTCTTGGATGCAGTTTGATAACAAGAATCAGATTGAGATTTCTTTTGAGTCTGCTTGGGGTCCGCCCGAAGAAATTTATAACGCAATGGTTGCAGATGGTTGGACAGTAGAGGCTTATTTCTTTGAGCCGGGAATGGGATTTGTTGGTAAGTATGGTACTGATCCTGATGGTCTTTATGAGGACTATTATGAGATGGATGATCCTATTCCTGCTAAGTTGGTTGATATGTTTTGTATTCAAGATATGTATGAGGATTCTGATTACGAACTCGTTGATAATGGTGACGGACATTACATTGTAAAGGAAAGGATTAGTGATGACAACGACACGACTCAAGTTGAAGCCGAATAAGATTCTAAATGGAAAGCATTATCGTTGGGGTGATTTGTATGATTCGTGGAATCAATCACAGAAAGATCACTTTGATGGTATCATTGATGTCTATGCTCCGCTTATGCGTGATAACATTCAATACCCTAGTATTGCAGATCAATGGAAGGCTGATGCTGCACGGAGATTTACCAAGTGAAACCTAGTGAAGTTCTTGATCGTATCTTTAATGTTGTTGACAATCTAGATGATGAGTGTGGTAATATTGAGGATATCAGAGAACTTCTTTTGGATTGTAGTTATCTGATCAATCATTTCTTTTCTATTTATGGAGACTCAAGGATTTAGTTATGAATGATATTGAAAAGGTTGGACATAATCTTCTTGATTATCTTGTATCCCTTGATTTTATTGAGATTTCTTGGGATGCAAATGGTAAGGATTATTATAAACTTACTGAATTTGGTATTATGGTTGAAAATATGTTAAAGGTTTTTACGGAAAATAATAACAACAATACTGGATATTAAGTATGTTGAATGTATATACGGTACATTATCGACCAGACCAATGTTGTTATGAGGTTATTAGAAATATGAGTGTTGTTGTTGATGCTTTTGATGACGAAAACGATGCTCATTCATATGCTTGTTATCTAACTAAAGAGGAAGAGAAATGGCTGGAGCAGTAATAACTTTTGGATTATTCGTGGCTATTGTTCTTTACATGAAGTATCAATATCCACTTGATGAATAGTTGGGGCTACTGATAGAGCCTCCAAAATTACTCGCCTTCGTAACTCAACTGGTAGAGTAGCCGACTTTTAATCGGTAGGTTACAGGTTCAAGTCCTGTCGAGGGCATTCCATTTACAAGGAGATAACATGGACAAAGATACTGAATATGAAGAAATCAATATTGATATTGATGGTGTTGAGTATACAGTTGATTTTGTTATTCGTGAGTATTGGGATTGGGTAGATCATGGTATTGGTCCTTACGATTATCATGGTGCTTTTGGTGTCCACGAAGACTGGCAATGGGAACTAAAGGAACTTGAAATCTTTGACATCTTTATCCATGAATACAATGATGGACAACTTATTACAAAGTCTGATCTTAATGATTGGGATAAAGACTTTGCAAACAAAATAAAAAAAGCGTGTCTTAAGATTGGTTGGGATGATGCTGAAGAACCTGAACAAAGTGGTAGTTATTATTATAATACTAAAGATTATTATGATGAAGATGACTACAGAAATACTTATCTAGATTAAATAAATTATTGGGGTGTGCCTGAATTGGAAAAAGGTCGTGACTTATAATCGCGCTCATGTGGGTTCGATCCCCGCCGCCCCTATTTTGTCCTTATAGGAAGGACAGTTTCTCACTAAACTATACTTTAAAAGGATAGAATATGAATCACTTTGCAGAAAAGATGGAAGAGTTTCTTAAGGAAGCCGCTAGCGATGCTGTTAAGGATCAGGTTAGCGATGCTATTGACGATATTCGTAGTGACTTTGAATCAGAGGTTGAAGATGCAAAGTATAGCATGGAGCAGACTATTGATTCTGCTATCTCCGATATGCGTAGTGATATTATTTCAGATGTAATGTCTGATATTGATTCAACTATTGATGATCGTATTGAAAAGCATAAGGCAATCAATGCTCCTCTTAATTCCGATGATATGCGGTGGATCAAGGATTGCATTGATGCTATCGTTAAGGAGCGTATTTCTATGATCCTTGATGAACTTGCAAAGTTTGCAAGACCAACTTATATTCCCAATAAGTAATAGCATTAGTTCCTGTAGCTCAATTGGATAGAGCGTGGCACTTCTAATGCTAAGGTTAATGGTTCAATTCCATTCAGGAACGCTTTATGAAATACGGATTGTGGTGTAAAAACTCAAAAGATTGGATGATGGAATCTCGTACTGAAGTTGCTCTTTGGGAATTAGAAAAAGAAGCAGACAAGTGGAGAAGAAATCATACAGTTCATCCTGATAACTATGAAACTAAAGCCTATGTAGACCAACGGCAGAGTCAACGGATTTAAAATCCGTAAAGTGTGGGTTCGAATCCCACCATAGGCACATGGGGCTATCGTCTAGTGGTCTAGGATAGGAGGCTTTCATCCTCTTGACCGGAGTTCGAATCTCCGTAGCCTCACTACTTTGGAGGTACTATGAAAAACAACAAGCACAAAGATAAGGATAGATATAAATACAAAAAGAAAGAAAAGAATAAGGGGTGGGGAGATAGAAAGCGTAAGGAACAGAGAGATCAGTTCCGTATTCGGGATCGTTCTGATTTAGATTAAGCGTCAGTTGACGCAGAAAGGTACTGTATGGCTCACGAAATTATGTCAAAGGATAGGGCTGTGTTTAATCGCGTTGCTGCATGGCATCGCCTTGGTACTGTGGTTGAGTCTGATATGAATCCATCAGATGCTCTTAAGGCTGCTGGTCTTGATTGGAATGTTATCAAGACTGGTTTTGTTAAGGCTGACCACCCTGATGTTGGTACTGTTTTCTCTGAAGACTATAGTGCAATCGTTCGTCAGGACACTCAGGAAATTCTTAGTGTTCAGTCTAGCGATTATCAGGTCATTCAGAATAGCGAACACTTTGAAATGGCTTATGAACTTAGCCGTGATGTTAAGGTTGAGTCTGCACTTAGTTTGAAGAATGGTCGTAAGGTTGTTCTTCTTCTTCGTGGTGATTCGTTTGATGTTCGTGGTTCTAGCGGTGATACTGTTACCGAATACATGGGTCTAATCAATAGCCATGATGGTAGCATTGCTTTCTCTGCTCTGCCAACAAGTGTTCGTATTGTTTGTCAGAACACTTTGAGCATGGCTATTGCTCAAGCAAAGAGAGGTAAGAATATGTTCCGTATTACCCATAAGGGTAGTACTATGGAAGACAAGAAGGAAGCAATGCGTGATGCACTTCGTCAGTTCCGTAATAGCGGACAGTTCTTCCGTGATGCTGTGAATGATCTTGCTAATTATGAACTTGATAAGGCTGGTATCCAGAAGTTCTGGATGGATGTTTGGGGTCTTATCGAAACTCCTATTGTTACTAACCCAAGGACTGAAGCCGAACAGGATAACTATAACAACGCTGTAAAGGCTGTGTCTAATTGGTCTGAAACCTTTGACCGTGAAAGGGATGAGACTGGTAGTACTGCAAATATGTGGATGGCTGCTAACGCTGTTAGCAAGTTCATTCAGCATCGTGTTGCAAAGAAGGGCCGTAAGGCTTCAATGGAGAATCGTGCATGGGATAATCTTGCTGGTCTGAATCAGGATTCAACCATGAAGGTGTTCCGTCACGCTCTCGCTCTAGTCTAATCATTAAGTTGAGGTGGGATGCGCATACCTATCACGCATTGCATAGGAGATACAATGAAGAAAGATATTGCAAAGCTTTGGACAAAGGCTCTTCGATCTGGTAAGTATAAGCAAGGTAAATATACTCTTCGTAACCATGATAATAGTTTCTGTTGTCTTGGTGTTCTTTGTGACCTTTATAATAATGAACAAAAGAAAAAGAAGAAGAAGACTTTGAATGTTGTTAAGATTAATGATAAGGTAGAGGGTAAGTGCTATAAGTATGGTCCTGCTACTTCTTATCTTCCGGTTGTTGTAAAGAAGTGGGCTGGTATGAAAACAACTAAAGGTGAATTTTGTGGTAATAAAAACTGTATCTTCGGTTGGTATAGTTTGGCTGGGATAAATGATGGGGATTACAGTAATTTTAAAAATTCATTTAAGCACATTGCTAAAATTATTAATGATAATGTAGATCAACTTTGATAGGAGGTACTTATGCCTGAGTTATGGAATTTACTAAAGCCAGAAGTTCAGGAGAGTAGAAAAACCTATCAAGCTCTTATTGAAGAGGAGATGCTTAATCTTTCCAACAATAGATATTGGGAAGAGTATAATCGTGCTCCTGATGAGGGTTATCCTGAACAGGGATTACTTGATTCTTGTGTAGTTCACTTAACTCCGTTCTATCAAGAATGGATTGATTTGATTAGCAAGAATCGTAAGACTCCTGAATGGGCTTATCCTTTGTTTGCTGTTGGTGCTGGCAAGATGGCTGATATTACTATTCGTTGTCTCATGTTAGAGTGGTTTAACTCTGCAATGTGGGATCGTAAGATGGATGGTAAAGACGGTGACTTACATACAGTTCCACTACCATCCGCACAGCATATGGCCCACCAAATTTCTAACATGGTAATTGATATTGTTTCTTATCAAGCTGCTAAAGAAAACTTTAAGCAAGATTGGTTAAAGCAATCTCATTATCAAAAGAACTGGACTGTTAAGAGATGCAAAGCATTTTCTCTTAAGATGAACTGTATTAATAAAAAGCAGTTTACTAGAAAGCAAAGAGAAGATTTTGGACATCATATGTTACGCATTGCTGAAATGAGTAACATTGTTTCTATTAAGAACTATCGTAAGCGTATTAATAATCGTTGGTATGAACGAGTTGTTGTAAGTTTTACTGATGATATCTTAATGGAACTTAACAATAAACACAACGATCTTGTTTCTAGGGCTAGTCTTTTGTATAGACCTATGATTGTCCCTCCTGTTCCACACGCTGTGGATTCTAGTGGTGGCAATCTAATGCCTTGGATTCGTAAGCCTGTTGTTCAAAAGTTTAAAGATGTTTATTGGGATGAAACAGTAACACAAAAGAATTCTACTCCTAGTGAAATGGTTGTTCGTGGTCTTAATAATTTAATGAACACGGAATGGACTATTAACTATAAAGTTTATGAAGTAATGAATGCTTTATTTCATAACAATACAAGAGAAGCAAATCTTCCAGCTTATAACTTTGATGCCTTTGACTTTGGAGAGTCTTACCCAGAACAGGGTACTAAAGAAGAGAAAGCAAAGTGGTGTCAAAGAAAAGAAGAGTCTTGGTCTTCTTGGTATAAAGAAGAAAGATCAAGAGGAAGAATGCTTGTTAGATTAAAGCTTGCTAAAGATCTAATGAAGTGGGGTTTCTTTTATCACATTTATACTTGCGACTTTAGAGGTCGTGCTTATACTGCTTGTGATCTTTTATCACCACAAAGTTCAGACTTTGATCGCAGTTTAATTATGTTTGCCAAGCCAGTTAAGCAAACCGAACAGGGTTTGTATTGGTTAAAGATTCATCTTGCAAATCTTTTCGATCAAGATAAAGAACCATTTGATGTTAGAATTAAATGGGTTGAAGATAATCTTAAGAACATTCAAGATACTGCTAAACATCCATTTGAAATGAGATGGTTCTGGATTAGCGATAAAAAGAAAAAGAATCCTAGTTTCCAAAGACTAGCAGCAATCTTTGAACTTTGTAGAACAGATGGTCTTACTCAGTTACCAATTCAAATGGATGGTTCTTGTAATGGAGTTCAACATTGGGCTGCTATTATGAAAGATGTTGATCTTGCTTACAAAGTAAATCTACAACACTCAAAAGACCCTCAAGATCTTTATGGGTTTGTTGCAGATTCTATGACCAATTCTATGAAAGAAGATGTTAAGAGTGATTCTACTGATCCTGATACAAGAGGATGGGCAGAGTTGTTTCTTAATCATTGGGATAATAAAATCCCAAGATCTGTTTGTAAGAGAGCTGTAATGACTGATCCATATGGAGTTACTTTCTATGGTATTCGTCGTTACTGTAAATCTGAAGGACATCTTGACTGGGTTGGTAAGGATAGGATTGCTGGTGCTGTAATGGAACTTGCTACTTATATTGATAAGTGTCTTAAGAATACCTTGACTAACGCTAATAAAGGTAAGGTATGGTTAAAGCAAGTTGCAGATATAGCAAGTAATATGGGAAAGAATCTTGAATGGACTACACCATGTGGGTTTAAAGTTGTTCATCAATACTATCAAATCTTAACTAGAAGATCTATTGCTAAACTTTTTAATATGAAAGAGCTTAACTTTGGTTCTGTTGATTCTAGTCAGATTGATGATGACCAAGTAAACTTGGCTGTTAGTCCTAATTATATTCATAGTCTTGATGCTGCTCATATGTGGTTGACTATGAATAGAATGATTAATTCTGGTATTACTAACTTTAGTTTTGTACATGACTCTTATGGGTGTGCTGCTCCTTATGTTTCAATGATGAGACAGTACACTAAAGAAGAGTTCTATGAGATGCACAAAGAACCGCTGCTTAATAAATTAAAAGAAGAGTTACAATTACTCCTTGGAGTAGAACTACCAACACTTCCTGAATGCGGAAACTTTGAGTTATCTTCTGTACTTGAAGCAGATTATTTCTTTCATTAGGAGATAGTGTTGGCTAAGAAGAAAAAGAAAATTCACAAAGTTACTAATGAAAAAGAAATGGAACTAGCAGTTCAACGCTGTGTTGATCTTGCTTTATCAGATGATCTAAAGAAAACAATAAATCTTTGGTTCCCTACTGGTAGATTCTCAGCAATCTTTTTAGATAATTGCCATGCCGAGATGATGCTTAAGGATGTTCCATTTCAAACAGATATGAATATAAATATTTATATAGAAAAGGAATAGTAATGGCAAGAGTATTAGTTATTGGTGATACTCATTTTCCTGCTGTGCATAAAAACTATTTTACATTTGTAAAAAAGATTAGAGATAAATACAAGTGTAATGAATTTGTTCATGCAGGCGATGTGGTAGATCATCATTGTATTTCATTTCACTCAAAGCATCCTGAAAATGAGGGTGCTGTTACTGAATACAAAAAGGCTATGAATTATATCAAGCAATGGGAAAAGGAATTTCCTTCTCTTAAAATTTGTATTGGTAATCACGATGAGAGAGTCTTTAGACTGGCTTCCAGCGTAGGAATTCCAGACTTTTATTTAAAAACTTATAACGAAGTTTATGGAACTACCAAGTGGGAGTGGATGTATGCTCATATTATTGACGGCACTCGCTATCAACACGGTACTGGCTCTTCTTCTCAATATCCAGCTTTTAATACAGCTAAAATGTCAGCGTTCCCCATTGTCATGGGACATCATCATTCTATTGCTGGCATCAATTGGCTTTGTGGCCCTGATCGAAGGATCTTTGGCATGGATGTTGGGTGTGGTGTAGATAAAAATAGATATGAAATGGCTTATGGTAAGAACCTTATTAAGAAGCCTATCATATCTTGTGGTGTTGTTATTGATGGCGTTCCTTACTTAGAACTTATGGATATGTGAGGTTAATATGGAACAAAGAAAATTTAGTGTGTTAACTGAAGAAATGTTTAAGTTTGTCACTCCAAAGTTTACTATTAGAATGTGGCTTCCATTAAGTCAACCCTTTAGTGAAAATGATTTATATCCTACAAACCAAACTAATGATATAGTTAGTTGTGATAATAACTGGATGCGTTCTAATATTGAAATCCTTATTGAAAGTAAATGGAAGGATCTTGGAATGGCTGAACTTGGAATGCGTTTATTGTCAGCTTATGAAGCCAATGCTGTTGAAGTTCTTGATGAGAATGGAAATGGTAAGGTTTTCTATAACGATTGGCCCTGATAGTTGGGGCTACTGATAGGTGCTATCAGAAAGGAGGAATAAATATGACTACAGAAACTACAAATAATAGTCCTGTTGTAACTGGTATTAGCGTAATTGAATATCTTTCAAACATTAGTACTGTTCTAACTAGCATGACTACTAACATTAATGAACAAGTTACTCGTCTTGTTGCTGCTCAATCAGCTGCTACTGCTAATCTAAATAAGGAGAATCTAAATGAAGTCAACGAAACTGCCACCGCTGGTAACTGAAACTCTTGAAGTCAAGTGGAGTAATCTACTAAAGCCAGATACAAACTTTGGTGAGAACTCTGCTAACCATAACATTACTGTTATTGTTGACAAGAATCTTGGTAAGGTTCTTGCTGATCTTCTAAAGAAGAGTGGAGCAAAGAAGATTAACGGTGTTTCCGAAAAGGAAGGCGTTAAGTATGTTAAGTTTAAGAGCAAGAATCATATTGACAAGATTAAGTTTCCTTGCGTAGATGCTCTTGCTAAGGAAACAGATGTTGTTGCTTTTGGCGGCGATAAGGTTCGTCTAAAGCTTCAGCCTATGGTTCTAAGTCGTGATAACTCTCTCAGTCTATATCTTAACGGTGTTCAAATCATCGAAAAGAATAATACTGGTGGTAGTTCCGGTAACGGATTTGCTCCAGTAGAGGGTGGTTTTGTTGGCGCAGGTGCTAACAAGTCTGCTACCACTACCGAGACAGAAGAAGTTACTGACGATGACATTCCGTTCTAATGGAATGGAAGTTTGATATCTCACCAGTAGCAGCATCTAGACCTAGGGTTGGAAGATGGGGAGCTTATTACTCCGGTCCATATAAAGACTTTAGAGAAAAGGCTGCTGAAAAAGTATATGAAGTAATAGGTACTGATAGAAAATTACTTAGTGGTCCTTTATGTATTACTTTAGAGTTATATGTAAAGCGTCCTAAGAAAACTTCTAGAGGTCATCCAAGGGCAGACTTGGATAATTATACTAAAGCTGTGTTTGATATTTTAAACGGTAAATTATGGGAAGATGATTCGCAGATCATCTCCATGTATGTAACCAAAGAGTGGGCAGAAGTCGGCTCTGATGGTTACTTTGTACTAGGGATCAACGATCCCAAGTAATTGTCTTTGGTAGTTTAAGTTAGTAAAATAGTATACATTTACCCCAAGCGTGTATAAAGATGGTGGTGCAAATCCACCCCAACGATTTAAGGAGATAGTTATGAGCATTGTAGAATATATTGATCACATGGGTACTGATAGTTCTGTTGTTGATGCTGCTAGAGTTTCTTTTGATAAACTCTCAACTAATTACGATACCTTACAAAATCAAAAACTAATTAACTATTTAGCAAAGCATAATCATTGGAGTCCTTTTGCTCATACTTCTATTAAGATGAGATTCAAGGCTCCTGTTTTTATCGCACGACAGTTAGCAAAGCATCAGATTGGTTTTGCTTGGAATGAAGTTAGTCGTAGGTATGTTGACTTTACCCCTGATTGCTGGATACCAGATAACTTTAGAAAGAAGTCTGCTAATAAGAAGCAAGGTTCAATGGATGAATTTGTTGATAATTTTGAACTACTTCTTGAATATAAAAATATGTGTTCAGCTTGTTTAATTATGTATGATAGACTTCTTGAGTCTGGTGTTTGCCCAGAACAAGCAAGAGCAATTCTTCCACAGTCTATGTATACAGAGTGGATTTGGACAGGTTCTCTTTACTCATGGTATAGAATGTATGAACTTCGTTCACACGAAACAGCACAGAAAGAAGTACAAGAATATGCTAAGGCTGTGTCTGCTATTTGTAATAACCTGTTTCCTATAAGTTGGAAAGCATTAACTAATGCAGCAGTCGTGGCTTGATTTAGCAAAGCAAATATCTTTGACAGTACAAAGAGATAGGGTTCATGTTTCTTTAGTTGTTAGAAAGAATAAATTAATTGCTGTTGGTACTAATAACTGGAAGACTCATCCTAAAACTGTTGAACTTGGTTATATGTTACCTTATCTTCATTCTGAGTTAGATGCGTTTAGAAAACTAGAATCTAATTTAGATAAATTAACTTTAATAAACTATAGATTTAGTAAGACCGGACATATTGGAATGTCTAAACCTTGTAAGTTTTGTATGCCTTGGTGTCTTAATATATTTGACAAGATCTTTTATACCAACGAAGTTGGGGAAATGGTTGCGTTATGAAGATAGGGGAAACTAAAACAATTATGTCTAGGTATGGACAACCTAGAGTATTTACTAAAGTTGCTAGAAATAAATACATCGTTGATGGACCTTCGGCGTATTGCAGAGGAGGTGCTACTAATGATGGAAATCCTTTTATTGATTACGATGGTGGTCCTTTTTTATGCACGGGCGATTCAATGTCGTTCTATATTGGAGAATCAGCAAAGAAAGAAATCATTGAAAAAATAATTGCTATTGAATCTAGTCAAGATGATTATCTTACACTAGAGATTACAACTAGGCAGTTAAGTAAGGTATTAAAACTATGAGTGATGATCCTATGAGTTCGGTTTTACTAAGAATAGAAGAACTAAAAAGTGAATGCAAACAACTCCGCGAAGAACTGGATAGGCGTATCAACATGTGTGATATGCGATCAGAAACTATTATTGAACTTATTGCTGAACGCGACGAGGCGAGGAGGGAAATATGCATTATGCTTGAAGACGCAACAAATAATCACCGAAAAAATCACGCAAAAAGGTGGGGCTGGGACTGCTTTAAAGGAGAATAGTAAATGATAAACAATAGTACATTTACTGGTAAAAGAACACAATGTCCACGGTGCGCTGCTTCTGGTAATGACCATAAGGGTGATAACCTAACAGAATATACAGATCATTATTATTGCTTTGCTTGTCAATACTATGAAGGAAAGGATGGTTATAAAAAACCTATGGAAGAAACAGTTATAACTAAAGACTTTACTCCTATTGCTGGTAGGTTTGAAGACCTAACAGATAGAGGTATCAGCGAAAAAACTTGTAGACTTTATGGATATACTACCGCTAAAGTAAACGGTAAAGATATTCAAATTGCTAGTTACTATAAGAACGGTGAACTATTAGGTCAACATCTTCGTGGTCCTAATAAGCAATTCTTTTGGAAGGGTAATAGCAAGGGTGTTGAGTTATATGGTCAGCATCTGTGGAAGAACGGCGGCAAGAGACTAGTAATTACCGAAGGTGAGATTGATTGTATGACTGTTAATCAGCTTCTTGGTGGTACTTGGCCTGTTGTTTCTGTTCCTAACGGTGCTCAATCTGCTGTTAAATCAATTAAAGATAACTATGAGTTTGTTTGTAGTTATTCTGAAGTCGTTCTTTGTTTGGATAACGACGATCCCGGTAAGCAAGCTACTAAACAAATTGCAGAAATACTACCACCCGGTAAGTGCAAGATTGCTAAGTTGCCTTACAAAGATGCTAATGAATGCTTAATGAATAACAACGGCAAGGCTGTTGTTTCTGCTATTTGGGAAGCACAACAGTATTCGCCTGATGAAATTTTACATGTATCTACAATTGTAGAAGGTAGTGAGGATATTAAAAATGTTAGAGTCTACCCATTCCCCTTCGATAGCCTTAGCGAGTTTCTTATTGGTCAACGCTCTGGTGAAATTAGTCTATGGGCTAGTGGAACTGGTAGTGGTAAGTCTACTATTCTGCGTGAGCTTATTCTCCATCATCTGGAGGAAGGTAGATCAGTCGGTGCAATCATGCTTGAGGAATCTCCACAAGAAACAATGGATGACATGATTAGTTTGATTCTTAACAAGCCAGTACGAGCTATTCGTGCTTGTCGAATGATGAACGATCTTCGTGGTAAGCTTGGAAAGAATCCTATTAACATGGATTTTGTAGATGATCTTTCTGATGAAGAGTATGCTGCTGCAAAGCGCAAGCTTAGCGGTACTAATTTCTTTATCTATGATCACCTTGGCAATAATGCTATGCAAAATCTGCTTGCTCGTATGGAGTATATGGCAGTCAGCCTTAAGGTTGATGTAATTGTTCTTGATCATATTACAGCAGCGGCTGCTGGTCTTATGGGTATGCATGATAAAGATATAGATGGCGGTAATTCAGAGCGTATTATTATTGATACGCTTATGAAAGAACTACGATCTATTGCTGTTCGTACAGGTGTGCATATTGATATTGTGTCTCAACTTAAGAAAACAGAAAAGGCATATGAAGAAGGTGATAGAATTACACTACAGGATCTTCGTGGTTCTGGTGCTCTATCATCTGTTCCTAATACTGTTATTGCCCTTGAGCGTGATAGACAAAATACAGATGAAGTAATAGCAAATACAACAACTATTAGAGTTCTAAAGAATCGTCTTACTGGTCGTGCTGGTATTGCTGCTGCTTTATATTATGACCGTAAGACTGGTAGACTAAAGGAAGTTGGTTTTGCTATTGATGATGGTGGTCAGGTTGTATTTGATCCTAATAATAATGTAACACAAGGAAGTTAATATGGCTATAGTTGATATTGTATTTGGTCTTGCTTGGGGTGATGAGGGTAAGGGTAAAGTAGTGTCTGGTTATTGCCAGAAGTTTCCTTATAAGTATGTATGCCGCTGGAACGGTGGACCAAACGCTGGTCATACTGTATATGTAGACGGTAAAAAGTACAAGACCCATCAAATTCCAAGTGGTATCTTTCATAATAAAGAATGTATTATTGGTCCTAATTGCGTAGTTGATTACTTTAAACTACAAAAAGAAATTAGGTATTTAGAGACTGCTGGATTTAATCCAATGGAAAAACTATGGATTCACCCACATGCTAGCTTTATTACACCAGAAAATATTCGTTATGATGAGATGTATCTTCAGAAAGAATTAGGTACTACTGGTTGTGGTATTGCTCCTTGCTATTCAGATAAAGCTTTACGAAAGTCTGCACTAGCAAAGAACTTTCTTAAGTCTGTTGAAATGGAAGATTTACTGTGGCCTGAAGATAGAGAATTTTGTGGTAGTGATAGAATTCTTTGTGAAGGTGCTCAGGGTATGTGGTTAGATATTCATCAAGGTAATCCACCTTATACAACTAGTTCAGAAACTTTGCCTTATGCTGCCTGCTCTCTTGGTTTTTCTTTTAGAGATATTGGAGATGTAGTCGGTGTTGCAAAGATGTATGATACTAGATCTGGTAATGATCCACGGTTTCCAGAGTCTTTTCTTACCTGTCCTGAACGCTCAAAGATTGGAGCTATAGGTAATGAATATGGCACAACTACAGGTAGACAGCGTAAAGTTGATTTCCTAGATTTAAATAGATTATTAAAAGCTATTCTTATCAGCGGAACAACAACTGTAATTCTTAATAAAGGTGATGTATTAAATGAGTGTGGCATCTTTAAACTATATTATGGTATGCCCGGAAATACTGTAACATTTAAAACTCTTGAAGAAATGCAAGACTTTATTAGAGCGCAGATTAATAATGCTACTTGGGTTGATGAGTGCTGTGTACATTTTTCAAATGATCCACAAACAATTCCACAGGAGATTGTATGAAAGTAGAAGAAGATATTAAGTTAGATTTTTGTGATGTTCTTATTAGACCAAAGCGTTCTACATTAAATAGTAGAAGCGAAGTATCTATGACAAGAACGTTTAAATTTAGTTTACCATCAGGTCTTATGCAATGGACTGGAGTTCCCATTGTTGCTAGTAATATGGATACTATTGGTAATTGGGAAGTTGCTTCAGAACTTGCTAGTTTTGATTCGCTGACTGCACTACATAAATACTATAGTGTAGATGAGTGGAAAAAAGCAAATGTTATGGCTGGTAATCTTTCAAATAATATAGTCTATACTATGGGTATGGGCAAAGATAACTTTGCTGAAGTCGATAAAGCTAGACAGATTATTGATCTATATCCTAGTATTAGGTTTATTTGTATTGATGTGGCTAATGGTTATACAGAAAAGTTTGTAAGATATGTTTCTAGTATACGAAGTTTATTTCCTCAACAAGCAATTATTGCTGGTAATGTTGTATCTAGAGAAATGACTGAGGCTTTGCTATTAGCTGGTGCTAATATCATTAAGATTGGTATTGGTCCCGGTTCTGTATGTACAACTAGAAAGGTTGCTGGTGTTGGCTACCCGCAACTGTCGTGCATTATGGAGTGTGCTGATGCCGCGCATGGATTAAATGGTTATGTTCTATCGGATGGTGGTTGCACTTGTCCGGGTGATGTAGCTAAGGCATTTGGAGCGGGTGCAGATTTTGTTATGCTTGGTGGTATGTTTGCTGGAACTAACGAAGCATCTGGTGAAGATGTTTATAAAGATTCTAGATTAGTTGGCAAACGATTTTATGGAATGTCATCAGACACGGCTATGGAAAAGTATGCTGGAGGTGTTGCTACCTACCGAGCATCAGAAGGTAAGACCGTAGATGTTCCTTATACTGGACCAATATCAGAAGTAATGAAATCAATTCTTGGTGGTGTGAGATCAGCGTGTACTTATGTTGGTGCTGATAAACTAAAGGATCTACCAAAAAGAACTACATTCGTTAGAGTTAATAGACAGTTGAATACATTCTTTAAGTGAGGAATACTATGAGATTAGTACTTGATGTTGAGGCAAACGGACTAAATGAAGTTTCTATTGATGGTAAAAAGATTATTAAAGAAGCAGACACAATTCATTGTGCTGTCGTTTACAATATTGACACAGGTACTACTTATAAGTTTACTCCAGAAAATATCGTGACCCTACCAAGTCTTTTAAATAAAGCAACACTAATAATCGGTCACAATATTTTCTTTGATGTTTCTGCTGTAAAGAAAATTCTAGGTAATTTTAAATGTTCCAAATATTATGACACATTAATTATATCAAAGTTAATGTATCCTGATAGAGATGATCATCCGCTTGGTGGTAACTCTCTGGAGTGTTGGGGTAAGTTTCTAAATAATCATAAGATAGATTATCAAGGAGGGTGGGAAAACTACTCTGAAGAAATGCTTACCTACTGTGAGCAAGATGTTATGCTTACAGTAAACATTTATAACTACCAATTAAACAATTGCAAAGTACCAGAACAAGTTATTAAGTTTGAACACCTCGTTTCAAAAATATTATCTGAACAAACATATAACGGTTTTGGTTACAATGCGGTTGATGGCGACAAGTTAATAGGTGAGTTGTTAATAGAAAAGGCTCAGATCGAAGATGAGATGCGTACTATCTTTCCAGATAAGATTGAAGAAAGATGGTCTACCAAAACAGGTAAGCGTCTTAAAGATAAAGTTGAAGTATTTAATCCCGGTAGCCGTCAACAGATTGCTAGTAGGTTGTTTGATAAGTATGGATGGGAAGCACCTTTAACAGATAAAGGTAATCCTAAAGTAGATGAGGCGGTGCTTGCTAAGTTAGATTATCCTGAAGCAAAGAAACTAGTACAGTACTTTGATTGTATTAAGTTAATGGGTCAGGTAGAAGATTGGAATACAAGAGCATCTTTGTCTAGGGATGGCAACATTCACGGCCTTGTAAACGCACAGGGAGCCGCTACAGGGCGTTGTACACACAACCAACCTAACATGGCTCAGGTCAGTAAAGACAAGCGTGCAAGGGCTTTGTTTGTTCCTCTTGAGAAAGATCATGTATTACTTGGCTCTGACTTACAGGGTTTAGAGTTAAGAATGTTGTCTCACTTTATGGCTAAATATGATAATGGTAAGTATGGAGATAAGATTCTTAATGATGATATCCATACATATAATCAGAAAGCAGCAGGTCTTCCTAATAGAGATGCTGCTAAAACCTTTATCTATGCTTATTGTTATGGTGCTGGAGATGAGAAACTAGGTAAGATTATTGGCGGTAATAGAAATGCTGGTAGTCAAATTAGATCTAAGTTTCAGAAAGAAATTCCTGCATTAGATAAAGTTCAACAAGAAGTAAAGTATTCTGTTGCAAAGACTAAAGGTGTACAATTACCTGACGGTAGAACAGTACCAGTAAGATCTGAACATGCAGCGTTAAATACATTACTACAAGGATCTGGTGCAATTATTAGTAAACTATGGATGTGCATAGCTCATGTTAATCTTAAGAAAAGATTTGGAGATGCTGTTAAACAAGTTGCTTATGTTCACGATGAGTTGCAGTATTCATGTCCTAAAGATATAGCAGAAGAAGTAGGTAAGATTGTAACTGCCGCTGCTACAGAAGCTGGCGAAAAGTTGGATCTTAAGATACGAATTGATGCTAATTATTCTATAGGTTCTAACTGGAGTGAGACTCACTAATGAAAATAAATGTTTATATATCATTTTATTATTTACCAATAAAGCTTTATTCTTTTTGGAGAACTGTTTTACTTCGTTTATTTACCTTTAATAAAGTAAACCATGTTGCTTTAATCTTTGAGTTTCCTTTTGCTAATTTAACACCGTTTGTTTTAGACGGTAGGAAAACAAAGTTAACAACTGAATATGTTTTAGAAAGACAAGGTTGTGTTGTATTGTATAAAAAGTATATGGGTTCTACTAATATGTGTGTAGAAGATGTTAAACAAATTGTTGATACACAACCTATAACTACTTGGTATAAGATATTATTTTGGTTATTAATAACTAGATGGTTTGGTTATAAACCAAATCACTGTGGCACTCTTGCAACAAACTGGTTAAATAAAACTTTTGGATACTCGTATGATGGTTCTTTTCCGCATAAGTTAATGAAGGAGATTAAACAATGATTATTATTCTAATTGGAGGTAAGGCTAGAGTTGGAAAAACAACACTAGCAAATTGTATTGCAGAGTATTGTTTAGAAAATAGACTTACTCCAAAGATGGTTCCTTTTGCTTATGGTATAAAGAAAGCAGCTGAGTTAAAAGGATTAAGTAAAGATAAAGACTCTATTGGTTATCGTGATTTCTGTCAAACACTTGGCGAAACTATGCGTATTAAAGATCCTGATTATTGGGTTAATGAGTGGAAGCTTCGTGTAGAAGAAATTAGAAAAGAAGAAATAGAACAACTTAAACAAAACCCAGAGTTATGGAAAGAGCGTGTTGTTATTGTGGATGATTGTCGTTATATGAATGAGATCGCTATTGGTAGAGAATATAATGCAACATCTATTTTTGTAAAGCAAGGCAAAAGAAAACTTATAGAAGAAGATGCTGAATGGCGTAACCATGAAAGTGAAGAGCTTTCTAATAAAATAGAAAGTAAAGATAAAAACTATACAGATCTTTTTTATTTTTATATTACTAATGATAGTACAGTCGATGTCTTTAAAAAGCATTGTATTAAAAACATAACAACTTGGCTCGGGTTTTTAGCTGATGGTTCTAAACCTGAATGTAACTGCGAACTGTGTAAAGCTAATAGAGAAAATAGAGAACCAGATCCAGAAAGAATCATAGAAGATCTAATAGATATTTTAGAAAAAGCTTTAGATGACGAGGATAATATAGGAGATAAAAAATGAAAGCTATATTAGATGGAGATATAATGGCTTATCGTATAGCTTTTAGAGCTGATGCTGAAGGTATCGAAGATATAGATCTTTGGGTTCAGGATGCATTAGATGCTTGGACTCCATCAAAAGCATCTAATGTAGTAGTTGCTTTCTCTTGTCCTCGTTCTAAGAACTTTAGAAGAAGAATATGGGAACCATATAAAGCCCATAGAGATACTGGTAAGCATGCCCCTGATTGCTTAAAAGAAGTAGAACAATCTATTAAAGATCATTGTTCTAGCTTTATAGTAGGCAATCAAATAGAAGCTGACGATCTTTTAGGTATTGCTACCTCAACTCCCGGCAGGTCGTGTATTGCTGTTACTATTGACAAAGACCTTCGTAGCGTACCCGGTTGGCATTGGAATCCTGATAAGGAACTAGAGCCAGTACTTGTATCAGAAGAAGAAGCTGATAGAAACTTTCACATCCAATGGCTTACTGGAGATACGACCGATAACATTCCGGGTATTTGGAAGATGGGACCAGCAAAGGCAAATAAGGTAATTGATAGTGTTTCTAAATCCAATTGGACATTAGCTGTTTTGGCTACTTATGAACAATCTGTAGATAAGAACAAAGAAAAGTATACCTACGATTATTGCGTTACTATGGCTAGATGTGTAAGAATACTTAGATACGGTGAAACATCAGCTAAAAGAATTACAACAAAGACTATTGATAAGGAAATTAAACTGTGGGTTCCTAATTGTTGGAGCTAATAGATATTTTCAGAAAGGTTTATATGACTAAATTACAGATTATATGGATGTATATCCTAAGATATACTTGGTATCTACCAGTAAATATTAAGAACAAATTAAAAAAAACACCAGAAAAACAGGTAGTAAATATAAAAAGCAAGTACATTCCAGAAAGAAAAACTGAAGGTTCTGCTGGTTATGATCTAATTGCTAATATAGAAGAAAGCTTTTGTGTAGTTTTAAACAACGAAACAAAGCTTATTCCTACTGGTGTTCATATCGAAATACCAAAAGGTAAGTGTGGTCTATTATTCCTAAGATCTAGTGTATCTATTAACTCCCCCCTTATTCTAGCAAACGGTGTTGGTCTTATTGATTCTGATTATAGAGGCGAAATTAAGATCCCTTTAAAGAATGTATCAAGTAGACGAGCAGTTATTAATAGGGGTGAAAGATTAGCTCAATTAGTTATTGTGGATTGTTTTACTCCTGAGTTAAATAGAGTAAAATTCTTAGAAGAAACTAAAAGAGGTGACGGTGGATTTGGATCAACAGGAGTAAAATAATGAACACATTTCAAAACTTTATTGCACTAAGTCGTTATAGTCGTTGGATTGAATCAGAAAATCGTAGAGAAACTTGGACAGAAACAGTAGATCGTTGGTGGAATTACTTTACAACTAAAGTTCCACAACTAGAATCTAGACCTGATATTAAGGATGCTATTCTAAACCTACAAGTTCTTCCAAGTATGCGTGGTCTTATGACCGCTGGACCTGCACTAGATAGAGATCATACTGCTCTTTACAATTGCTCTTATCTTGATATTGATTCAGTAAAGTCATTCAGTAATCTTATGTATATTCTTATGTGTGGTACTGGAGTAGGTTACTCTGTAGAACATCGTTGTACAGATAAACTACCAGTAGTTCCTAATAAAATTGAAAAGAATTTTAATAAGGTTATTGAAGTACAAGATTCAAGAGAAGGTTGGTGTAATTCATTATTTGATTTACTATGCAATCTTTATGAAGGTATTCATCCTAAATGGGACACTAGTATGGTAAGACCATCTGGTGCTAAACTAAAAACATTTGGTGGTCGTGCTAGTGGTCCCGGTCCTTTAGAAGAAGTATTTAGATTTGTTACACAAACATTCTATACTGCTCAAGGTCGTAAACTAACAGCATTAGAATGCCATGATATTTGTTGTAAGATTGCTCAGTCTGTTATTGTAGGTGGTGTCCGCAGATCAGCCATGATCTCTCTATCCGATTTATCAGATCGTGAGATGGCTAAGTGTAAGAGTGGATCTTGGTGGGCATCTAGTGGTCATAGAGCACTTGCTAATAACTCTGCAATCTATCAAAGTCGTCCTCCCCTTGGACAGTTCCTAGAGGAATGGACTGAATTGTATAACTCACATTCAGGAGAACGCGGAATATGCAATCGTCAAGCAATGAAAACAATAGCGGAAAAGTCTGGAAGAAGAAGCGACATCGAGTATGGTACAAACCCATGTTCAGAAATAATTCTCAGGCCGAATCAATTCTGCAATCTCAGTACGATTGTTATAAGACAAGAAGACACAATACTAACAATCAAAAAGAAGATTGAGATGGCTACTATTATTGGTACTATCCAAAGTATGTTTACACATTTCCCTTATCTTTCTAAAGAATGGGAAGATAATTGTAAAGAAGAAAGATTACTTGGAGTATCAATGACTGGTATCTTTGATAATTCTTTAATGAACGGTTCAAAGGGAATGGGTAAACTTGCTCACGCTCTTGAATCATTTAGAGAACACGCTGTAAAAGTAAATCTTGAATGGTCTGAAAAGCTTGGTATTAATCCAAGCAAATCAATTACATGTATTAAGCCAGAAGGTACAACTAGTTGTCTGGCTGATTCATCTAGTGGTCTTCATCCAAGATACGCTCAGTTCTATTATAGACGAGTCCGTATTGATAAGAAAGATCCTATGTATCAGTTTATGAAGGATGCTGGAGTTCCTTGTGAAGATTGTGTAATGAATCCAGATTCAACTGGTATATTTACATTTGCACAAAAAGCTCCTCAAGATTCTATTACTCAAAAGAATCTAAGAGCTTTAGATCATCTTGAATTATGGTATACTTATCAACAGTCATACTGCCATCACAAACCATCAATCACAGTTTCTTATGGGGATGATGAATTCCTAGCTGTAGGTCAATGGGTATATGAAAACTTTAACGAAATCTCTGGTATCTCTTTCTTACCTAAGTCAGATCATGTTTATGCTCAGGCTCCGTTTGAAGAAATTGATGCTAGAACTTATAACCTATATCCAAAAATAGATGTTGATTGGTCTTTATTACAAGAGTATGAAAAGACTGATTCAACAAAGTCATCTCATGCTATGGCATGTACTGCTGGTGCTTGTGAAATTATAGATTTATCTTGAGGTATTTATGTTAGATAGAAATTTATTTAAAACTAAGATTGAAAACAAACTCCCATTTTCTAATCAAGAATTTCCATTAATCTTAAATTGGTTATATGATCATATTATTGAATTAGAAAATAGAATTAAAAAGTTAGAAGAACCTAATGAACAACTTTCCAAGAATAGACGAGGATTTGGTTTTGGCTCTAGAGAGACTTTATAAACCATATCCTTATGATCCTAAATTAAATAGTGAAGACTTTACTAGAGAGTCTGCGTTTGCTGCTGGTCAAGTAGATGTTGTTTCTAAACTAAGAACAATATATGAAAAACAAAAGAAAGGAATAATCAATGTCTAATTTTCAATACTTAAGCTGGTTGTCTGGTATTGCTAAACAAGCATCTGATATTTCCACTAGACAGCAAAAGTATTCTAGAGCTACAGGAAAAAAGTTTAAACTATCTTCTAAAGATATTCGTACTTTAGGTAATTTAAAACAACAAGTTGAAAAATCAAATCCCCTTTCTAATATTAAAGCAACAGAAGAATTAAAAAACCAAGCATTAAAAATAAGTAAGTCATATACAGATTATGTAAGTAAACAACAATCAACAAAAAATACTGTAGATAAATTATCTGTTTTAAGAGACTTAACTTCTGGTGTTTATAATGCAACTCCGGGACAAATAATTATGGGTTGGAAAAAGCCAACAAAACCAAGAAGAGGTAGAAGAGGTAGAAGAGATAGAAGAGGAGTTCCGCAGTATGGTTGGACAAACAAGGGAAACACTTTTAACACAGAATTAGATGGTGGTTCTTCTGGTTTAGAAAGGATGTTTTCACAATATGGTGTTAACCAACAAGTACAACAAACTACTGCTCCCAATTTGAGGCAAGTAAGTACAACTACTACATATAAGTATATAGAAAAAAACAAAGCACTTAGTTTATTAAGCGATAAAACATTAAGCACAAAAATTCGAAAAAATTATAGAGCTATATATTCAAAAGATCAATTAGATTATTTAAATAAAGTTTTAACTAACCCACTTTTAGAAAAAGATCTTTATACTTCTGTTGGTAATACACAATATTTAAAAATAGGAATGCTACATCAAGCTATTGGTAAGTTATTAAATCCAAATGCTTCTTCTGAAATAAAAAATAGCGGTATTTGGCTTGGAAAAGGTGGATCTCAAACAAGTTTTTTGGGTGGTGTTTACCAAGTAAATCCTTGGTCTATTTATGTAAATAACTATAAAGATACGTTTTTTCAAGGAGATTCTAATTATCAAAAAACAAAAACAACAGGAATAAAAGAACAAGTATTATTAGAATCTTTTTTAAAAAAAGGTGGTATATTATCTGGAATAAATTTAAGCGAATACAATAAATGGATAGCTGAGTCAACTAAACAACAAAAATTAATTGATTCTTCTTTAAACGAATATTTAAAAACAGGTGGTAGTGCTCTAAGTAGTAGAACTTGGGAAGGTCATATTCCAAGTAATCCTAATTATATAAACACAGCTTATGGTGGAATTTCTGGTCATTACGGTAAAATTACAAACATAAAAGGACCATCAAATACTTATAGTGGTTATGTAAGTCGTGCAAGAAATCACGCTATATTATATGGTAAAGCTCAAGAGTCAGCTTATCTTGCTTTACAAAAAGCAATCCTTGATCAAGAACAAAAGACAAAAGATATAACAGCAGCAAGAACACAAACAATTAGTAACATTTCAAAGTTAACAGAACAAAATAAAGCTAAAACAGCTATTGGTAAAACTTTAGAACAAGCCAAAACAGAAGCACTTAAGAAAAGATTATCTACTAGTGGGGGTGCAAGTTCTTATAAAGCATCACCAACACAATCTACACAAAGACCTTTATAAGGAGATAGAATATGGGCGCACCTAAAATAGTTGGTGGCATGTCTCAAGCAGAGATGAATGCCATGTTAGAAAAACAAGCACAGTTAGCAAAAGAAGCTGAATCTGAAAGACAAAGAAACCTTCAGATTTATGAAGAACAACGACAAAGAGCTGAACGAAGTCAATTACTTCTACAAAAAGCACAAGAGCAAGTTAGTATAGCACAGCAAAGAGAAGCTGAATCTGAAGTAGCTAATGAACTACAAGCACAAGGAATGGGTAATTTTGATAACCTAACAGAAGAACAAAGACAAAAACTAACTTCTATGTTTAGTTCTTTATATACAAGTCAGTTTGGTAGTAGCCAAGGTGCTACACAAAGACCTAGTTAAGGATTAGCAAATGGCAGATTATACATTAGCTGAAAGATTTAAAACACTAAATAGCCATCGTCAATATAGATTAGACTTGGCTAGAAAGTGTGCAAGTTTAACAATTCCTTCTATTCTTCCACCAAAAGGGTGGACTGAAAATACTAGACTTCCACAACCTTATTCATCAATTGCTGGTCGTGGTGTTACCGCAATGGCCAGCAAAATGTTGTCTGCCCTAATGCCACTAAACGATTCTCCTTTCTTTAAACTAGGCTTAAAGAATGGGGTAGAACCAAGTACTGAAATAAGATCTTATCTTGAAACTCTTAGTTTTCAAATCTATAATAAACTAACATCTCAAAATCTAAGAGATACTTTATTTCAATCATTACAACATTTAATTATTTCTGGTGATGTAATGACTGTAATGGATGATGATTTTTCTTTTAGAAATGTAAGAATAGATCAGTATGTAATACAAAGAAATGTTTATGGTAAGATTATAGAAATAATCTATTTAGAATATATTCCTATAGATCCTTTACATAAAGAAATAAATACTATTGATGGTAATGATTTGGAATATAGAAGTGGGTATAAAACTATTTATTGTCAATATTATTTAGATGAAGATGATAAAACATGGGTTGGTAAAAAAGAAGACGCTGAGGGAAATGTTTTAGAGTCTGGTGAAAACACGGTATTACATTTAGTTCCACTACGTTGGTATGGTATTGTAGGTGAAAACTATGGTAGATCTCATTGTGAAGATATACTTGGTGATTTAATCACACTGGAAAACTATACTCAATCTCATATTGAAGGTATGGCTGCTAGCTCTACTTTCTGGATTGGTGTAGATCCTAGCGGTCTAACTGAAATAGATGATATTGCTAGTGCTAACAACGGTTCTTTTGTTCCAGCCAAACAAAATGATATTTTCTGTATTAGTCCCGCTCAAACTTTAAACCCACAAATAGCTTCAACACAAGCAGCAGTACAAGAAATGAGAGCAGAAGTTTCGGATGCTTTTTTAATGACTAGAGGTGCTTTACCTACTGGTGATAGAGTTACTGCTACTGCTGTTAGAATGATTGGTTCTGAATTAGAAACAGTTTTAGGTGGAGCTTTCTCTGCTGTAGCAAGAGATTTGATGGAACCAATAGTAAAAAGAACAGTATTCTTAATGTTAAATAACGGCGATCTTGATCCCGGATTATATGAACAGTTCTTTGATAAAGACGGTACTTTAAATATAGAAATAGTCACAGGTCTTCAAGCCTTGTCTAGAGATTCTGATTTACAGAAGTTAATGCAAATGGGTGAGATGGTTAGAAACCTACCACCACAAGCACTACAAACCTTTAAATGGGATTCTTATTCTAAAGCATTAATATCATCTCTTGGTTTTGATCCTAGAATGTGGGTTAAATCAGAAGAAGAAATTAATCAAGAACAACAAGCACAACAACAGCAAATGATGCAGATGCAAATGCAACAAAGAGCTGGAGATGCTGTATCTAGTGGTGTTGTTAATACTGCTGCTAATACTTTACAAGCAGCTGCTCAACAAGATCTTGAACAAACTGGCGGTGAAAATGTAGCAGGAGTTGCACAACAAATGGGTATAGATCCAGAACAAATAGCAGCTCAGTTAGGATTACAACAATGAGAAAACCTTTAGATAAGAAATCAATGCCTTGTAATAAACCACGCAAGTCCCCTAACCCAAATAAAAAGCGTGTAGTAAAAGCATGTGCAAATGGAAAAGAAAAGATTATTCATTTCGGTGCGTCTGGTTATGGTCATAACTATTCTCCCGGTGCAAGAAAATCTTTTAAAGCTAGACACAATTGTTCTAGTGCAACTAATAAACTATCAGCTAGATATTGGGCTTGTAAGAATCTATGGGCTGGTCCCGGTGGTTCTAAAGCCAGCTGCCCAAAAGGTAGAAAGTGTAAGAAGTAATGCCATTTAAATCCAAACAACAAGCAAAGTTTATGTTTGCTACTCATCCAAAGATTGCTAAGAAATGGGCTGATAAAACCAGTTCAATTAAATCACTTCCTAAATACGCTAAGAAGAAAAAGAAAAAATGAAGACTAAATTCAAATGTGCATGTGGAACAACAACAAGAGTGACGGGGAAACAAGCAGAATCAAAGAAGAATATGACAGCTTCCTCAAAGATGAAGAAGTCCTCAAAGCGTTAAAAAAAATAAGAATGAAATATAATAAACTTTTGAAAAAACTAAAGGATGGTGAAACATGAGTAATTATTTAAATGCTTTAGCTAAATCAGAAAGTTTTTATATTCTTCCAGTATGTAATTTATTTATTAACCCAGTTACACTTGATCCATCAAATCGAGATGATCCTACATGGATTGAATTTGGATCAACTGGATACTCTACATTAACAAGTACAGGCGGAAATCAAGGTCAGTATAATGATAATCTAGATGAAATTATTTTAACAGATAAAATAAAAAATTTAGACATAGATTATATATCTTTTAGTTCAAACTATAGTTCTACTGTTCCAACTGGTGCTACTCAGGATGTTAATGTGATTACTTGTGATTTAGTTTATACTATTGAAAACGGATTAAATCCTTTTATTGATGGTAGTGGTACTTCGGTAAACTTAATAGAACAAGATAAATATTATGTACAGTTAAAAGCTCATTCTGGAAAACTAATACCTATTGATTTTAGAAATTTATATTCTATTAGAGATGTTGGTGTTTTTTTTACAGATGAATTACCAGCACCTACATTCTCTCCAGATAAAAATAATAAAGCAAGGCCATATAATATAACGCTTTGGAAAAAGTTTTTAACTAGTTCTAATTTAAATAAAAATTCATTTATAGTATCTGGATTGTTACCATCAGGTATAAATGAATATGTAAACCCAAACTATTAAGAGTAGGAATAATTATGTCTTATGTTCAAGCAAAAGTTCAAAACGAATACTTTTATATATTACCAGTATGTAATCTTTTACCTTATGTTTCTACAATAAATGTGGCTGGTGGAGTTACTGGTAACAATACTACTTTATACAACACTCCTTTAGATATTACTATACCAGACTATATTAAAGCTTTAGATATAGATTATATTTCATTTGGTGCTAATCCGGGATCAACAACACAACTACCATCTAATGTTGTAGTTGCTCAAATAGTATATGATACTGGTTCTAATAATTTTAATGTAATTAACTCAGCCGGTACTTCTGTTAACTTAGCTACAGACTCTGAATACAGAGTTGAAATAAGAGTTATAAACGGAGAACTATTACCTATTGATATTAAAAGCATTAAAAAAATAACAACAAGTGGAAGCGGTGCTTCTTCTACTTGGATTGCTGCTCCAACTAATATTACACTTTGGAAAAGATTTGTTCGTAGTGGAGTAGAAAATAAAAATAGTTTTGTACAAGATGGCAAGTTGCCACTTGGTCCTAATGCTACTTAATTTTTACAAGGAGAAATAAATGATTGACGAAACAAACGAGACTCAAGAATTTGAATATCAACAACCAGCACAACCAAGTGAGGCTGATGTTCAAATAAAACAGATTGAACAATCTCGCGTTACTATGACAAAAGAAGATATTAATGCAGTAAATGAAAGAAAAGCTTTTGAAACTTATATTAAGAATCAAGGAATTGAGATACCAAAAAATTTTAAAGATGCTGGTGCTTATTTTGATTCTCTAAAAAGTGCTCAAAAAGAATATACAAAAGCAAGACAAGAAATTGCTGATTTAAAAAAAAGATATGAAGCAAATACTTTTGAAGAATCAGTAAACACAGAAGAAGTAATTGAACAAGTTACTCCAGAAGTTGAAACTAAAAAAGAACTAAGAATTCAAAAACCAAAAGAACAAACATTAACAGAACAAACTAAACAACCAGTAGTTACTGATGAAGATTGGTCTAAGTGGTCTATGGAAGTTGCTATTAGTGGAGACATTTCAGAAGAAACTAGAATGGAAATCAGAGAAACAACTGGTTTTTCTGATCGTGTAATTAATGATTATGTAGAAGGTCAAAAAGCAAAATCAAGAGAAGCTTTTTCTAAGGCTGCTGATCTTGTTGGTGGTAATAATAAACTAAGTTCTATTTTCGAATGGGCTTCAAAGAATTTATCACCACAACAACAAGCTGATATTAATGCAACACTTGCAAGTCCTAGTTGGGATGTAGCTTTACTAGGTCTTGAAGCAAAGTATAATAAAGCTGTTGGTAATTCAGCAAAACAAAAAGAAGTACAAGGCTCTAAGAAACAAGTAAATGTTTCTTCAACAGCTCAAGTACTCAAACCATATAAGACAAAGCGTGAGTTCTATGCAGAAAGATCAAGTCCAAGGTATCATTCAGAACCTAAGTTTAGAAAAGCTGTAGAACAAAGAATCGCAATGTCAGATATTGCTAGACTTCCAAACTGAGTTTATTTACAAGATCCCCCTTACTAGGCAATGGATGTGTATTTAAACAAAGTAACACAAGAATGACTCCTATAGGAAAAATCTAAATTGTGTAAGTCGTTACTTATCGTTATTTTTTTTTATTATTACTAATTTATTATAGGAGAATTTTACAATGCCACAAACAGGCACAGACATTAACGAAGCAAACTTACCATATAGAACTGACGTATCAGCAGGTCTATCAGGCCCATTAGCTGGAGCCAATAAACTTTGGCTACCAATTTGGTCTGGTGAAGTAATTCACGCTTATGATCAATACAATGTATTCGAAAACCTAGTAGACTCACGAACCATTTCAACAGGCGTAGCCGCCGAGTTCCCAATCACAGGAACCGTAGGTGTTAAGGCTGCTTGGAATGCTGGTGAAGAACTACTTGGTAGCACTACTGACTCAGCATCACAAACCATTTCTATTAAGCTAGACAAGCGACCAATGGCCGCTCACTTTGAACTTGACAACGTAGACTTAATGATTACCCAATGGGAATATCGTTCAGAACTAGCTCGTCAAGCTGGTCTTGCTCTAGCAAACGCAAGAGATAAGCAGGTCGCTGCTTATGTTGCAAGAGCTGGTGTAGAAGATCTAACTTGGAACGGCGCAGCAGATACTGGTTCACAAAGTACATCTCTTGACCCAAGAGGTGTAAACACAGGTCCAGTATTCCTTGATGTTAAGTTTACACATTTAGGTTCTTCTACTGCTAATGCTACACAAAGAACCAACGCAGCTCTTGCCGCACTAAAGGCAATTGAAGATTTCTTTGTATATCTACAAGAAATTAATGCACCAACTGATGGTGTAACAATGGTTGTAACTCCAAGAGCTTTCCAAGATATTCGTGCTCTCGGCGTAGCTAGAGATAATACTGCACTTGAAAAAAATATCTCTCCTTTCTTCGGTGGAGTAGCCGAAGTTGGCGGTCTTGGTGCTCAACTACCAATGGGTATGAATGCTTATACCGATAGTCTAGAATATATGGGTGCTAGAATCATCAAGTCTAGCAATGTACCAAATACCAATTTCTCAGGTATTGGCGAAGCTAGATATAATCTAACTTTCGGTAATGCAGGTATTAAGGCTATGATTTTCCAACGCTCATGCATGGGTTCACTAAGCCTTATGGGTATGAAAGTAGATACAGTAGATGATGTTCGTAGAAATACTGTATTTACTGTAGCCAGCATGATGAAGGGTTGTGGCGTTCTTCGTCCAGAATGTTCAGCTCTTCTTGTTGGTCAAACAACATCAGGAACAAATAACACCGCTGCTTCTTATAGCAAAGGTACTGGTAAGTTATTTGATAGCGATACTACAGATGTTATGTCAGAATTATCTGGTGCTAATGAAGGTGGAGCTAAAGCAGCTTTGGCTAGAAACGAACTAAGAGTTCTTCTTGGTGGAAACTTCAGCCGTGAATTCACCGCTACTAGTGCTACTGGATTCCCATACGCTTGATCTAATTGATTAAGTTTGTATGACAATTTGATAACTTAATATTGTCCCCTAGTATCCGAAAGGGTACTAGGGGATTTTTTCTTTTAAAGGAGGCTATATGGGTTTTATAACCAAGCTACAAGCAATTAATCAAATGTTACTGGCTGCTGGTGAATCTCCAGTAGCCGACCTAATCGAAAGTTCTGGAATTGATACAGGTATTGCTAATACTATTTTAGAACAAGCAAGCCTAGATTTTCAAATGAGAGGTCTAGCTAATAATAAAATTTTAAGAAAACTAACACCAGACTCTAGTGGTAAAATTCTTTTTGAAACTGGTGACTCTGATGAAGAAGGTATTATCAGTGTAGATCTTATGTCAAGACATTTAAATGACGATGGTATTGTTATCATTGCTAAACTATTACATGATATTCCACCTAGACTTTATAACTATACAGATGAAACAGATATCTGGAAATCAACAGAAACTTATTATGTTGAAGTAATTAAAAAAGTAGCTTGGGAACATTTAGATACAAATATTCAAAGAGCTGTTATGGCTACTGCAATGAGACAATATCAAATTGCTGTGCAAGGTGATGGAGAAGCTGATAGATATTTACAATACAACGAACAACTATATGGTCTTAAAGGCCGTGCTTCTGATATACACCAAAAGAAAAGAAACATTTTTAGAACTGGTGATTTAAATACTATTAGAGCAGCTTTAAGAAATCCTTATATTTATAATCCTAATAGAATTAGAAATTGGGAAGGACTAATTTAATGGCAAAATCAAGAAGAGCCACACCATCTGGTGGAGTTGCTAGTACAAGAATTCCAATCTATAGTTTATCTAGCGGTGTATCTACACAACCACCATCAAAGCGTCTTCCTTTAGAAGCAGAAGTATTAGATAATGTTTTAATTTCTTTAGAAAGGTCTGCTGAAAAAAGACCGGGATTTGAAATATTACCACAAAATTCTTTTAGCTCTACAATACAACAAGTAAACGAAAACCGATTAGATTTATTTAGATTAGAAGAAACTTTTGGTTCTAACGAATTAAAAGATATTTTTTGGTTTTGGTTTACTTTAAATGAAAATAATAGATTTTTAGTTGGTATAGATTATAAAGCTAAAGCTAATGATTTAAACCCATATCCTATTTTGTTTTATATTTATAAAATAGAAAATAATTCATGGGTTGATTTAACACCAACTTCTAATATAGAAAAAACACAACAAGATACCACAATTGTAAAAGACGATACTAGAAAGTATATTACATATGGAAATTCTACAAACAAAGCAAAAAATGTTTTAGTAATTACTACATTGGGCTCAAGTCTAGTTGTGTTAAATAAATTAGTTAAAGCTGGTTTTACTAGTGGTACTGATGGTTTTTCTATTGATTTAGATGGTTCTATCTTAATACAAAACGATAGTCAAGTTAGTGATACTTTAGGACCAAAAATAACTTATTATACTTCTACTAGAATAGCTGGTTCAACAGGTAGTTTAGAAACTAACACACAAGAAACTTACATTACAAATTTTCCTTTAACAGGCAATGCTTTACCAACAACACTAACAATATCTTTACCAGTACCTTCTAATTTAGGAGATAACAGTAATATTGTTTTTTGCGATAATACAACACCCGGATCTTTAACAGCAGACCCCACCGCCACTACTCATTCTAGATATTTTACAGGTTTAATTGACGAGGTGTATAACAACGATCAAGATAATTTAACTTTTGAAAATACACCAACAGCTTATAAATCAACGACAACAACATCAATTACTGGAAATGGTTTAGAAGGAAAAACAATTACAGGAATTGTTCCAACAACAGCAATACCAGCAGAAATAGCAGTACCTGTTGTTGGTACTAGTAGCGGACAATATGCAAACACAACACAACAAAACTTAAACTACCATAGAATTTTAATTTGGATAGATCAAGATAAATATTTTACAGGATTAATTACTGGAGTACAAAGAACTCCATCTTTAGCTTTAAACATTAAAGTAGATTATGTGAGTGCGGCTTTAAAAACAGACTCGACTGCACATACAACTTCTAAAAATATTGCATATGAGTGTTGTACAATAAACATAAACTATACCAGTTCTTATTTATCAGCTATTAATACAGCAAACTCTAATTGGAAAGTTTTTTGGGGTACATATACTCCAGTAGAAGATTTTAAATATAAAGATTCAGCACAACCTTGGTTAGGACAATCGTTTGCTGACTTTAGTGAAATTAGATTTCCACCAGATCCGGTTGAAGTTTACGCAAACAATAGTAATATTGTTGGTAATTTTATTGTAGATAGTGCTGCAAAATCAATGTTAGCTTCATTATATGATTCTACTCATCCTTTAAATAACCAAACAACTTTAAACGGACGAGGAAAAATTTTATATACAGCTGGACCATACCTAAGTCAATCTTCTGGTTATTATAGAGTTATTAACTTTCCAGATAGTGTTTTTTATAAAGATGGAACAACTAATATACAAGGAACAGGTAGACCTTATACCAAAAAAGTTAGATCACCAGATTATTGTTCTGTTATTGATAAAAAAAGAATGCCTCAAAAACTAACTTTTAATGAATCACCAGAAGGTATAAATCAAGATTGGTTATTTTCTCCTGTTGAATGGGAAGAAAGAACTTCTGGAGATAGAACTAATAATCCCGGCCCCAGTGTATTTTTAGATTCAAATAAAAACGCAGTACACAAAAGAATAAATTCCATAGTTAGTTATAGAGATCGTTTATTTTTTGCTGTCGATGATACAGTATTTACTACACAACTTGGAAATTTTGAAAACTTATTCTTACAAGATCCAAGTAATATTGTTTCGTCTGATCCTATTGATATTAAAGCATCAGCAAAAACATATGCAGAAATATCTAATCTAACTCCGTTTAATGATTTCTTATTTATTAATACTAAAGCAGATATTCAGTTTGAATTAAGAGGAGCAGAAAATCAAATTACCCCTCTTACCGCCCAAATACAACCAACTACTTTTTATTCTACAGCCAAATTTACTGAACCTTTATTAATGGGTTCTTTAATTTATTTCTTATCACCAAATAAATTATATATGTATATTTCACAAACACAAGCTGCTTTAAGTTCTGCTGAAGATATTTCAACAACTTGTATTGGATATCTTCCAGAAAATTTTAAAACAGCTTGTGTAAGTCCTGCTAATAATACAATTTCATTTGTTGATGAAGATAATCCAAACTATTTATATATGTATACAAATAGAATCTCAACCGAAAAAATGATTCAAAATGCATACTATAGATATATTTTAGATTCTGGTATTGAAATAGAAACAATGCAAACCTATGATAACTATCTTCATTGTGTTGTTAAACGAAATAACTTTAATGGTGGAATTG